AAATATTATGGTGGATCCTGATGAAGTCTTTAAGGCTTATGTGTCCATTCGAGGTAAAAAGTAATATAAATAGTTACAACTTTAATTATAATTAAAAGGAGTTAATAATGTCAGAAGAAACAAGAGATGCAGAACAGTTAGCACAAGACTACACTGCTATGGGTCATTCTGTTGACTTAATCAATGGTGTCATTGATGGTTCTCAAATGGCTGATGAGTCTGCTGAAGACAAACAAGCTACTGTAGATAGAAATGTTGAACACTTAGAACTAATGGTTGCTAAAAGCGATTGGGGAAGTGAAGACATGACTGCTGCTAACGCTGCTATTACAGCAGGTAAAGCTTACACTGCGTAATTAAATTAATATATTAGTGTTGTTAGATTTTTCTTTCAACACTAATATAACTATATTCAAATAATAAGGAGTGAATAAACAATGGCTAAAATAACAATTGATGGCAAAGAATACGAATCAGAAAATTTACCAGCAGATTTGGTAAATGCTGTCGTAGCAAAAAATGAGATTCTTCAAAATAGAGTAAGACACGTTATTGAAATTGAAAAAATTGATGTGTTATCAAATTATTACGATCAAAAAGTAAAAAAATTACTTGAAGAACACGAAAAAAAAGACGAACCTAAAGAAGAAAAAAAAGAAGAAACTAAAAAATAAAAATGGCTGCTGTAGCAAATCTTAGAATTGAACAAGGTGCCACTTTTACCAGTGATGTTACGGTCAAAGATAGTAACGGAGATGTCTTTGACCTGACTGGATATACGGCATCTGCTAAGATGGCTCTCGGCTATGCTTCTACACGTACACGAGTTTCTTTTACAACAGCAATCGGAACACCAACCACAGGTGTTATTACACTATCCCTTACAGCAGATCAGACCAATGCCTTAGAGGCACCAGCACGATATGTCTATGATGTTGAAATTTTAAGAACATCTGACAGCACAATTACACGAGTTATCGAAGGAATTATTACAGTTTCTCCAAGTGTTACTACATAATTAATATTCTTTTCAACATCATTTTATTATAAATATTATCACAGGAGAGATAAATTGGCTAACGTAACAGCAACTATTAATAGTACAGCATCATCAGGACCGAAACAAGTATCTGTTTCAGTTCCAAGTGCGACAAGTTCGAACAGATTACGAGCTTTAAATGATGTAAACGCAACATCTCTACAAGATGGCGCTCTTCTACAATATGATGCAAACACTGACAAATTTGTAACAAAAACAGAAATATCCACAGAAACAGGAACAATAACGTTCAACGGTGGAAGTTTTTAAAAAACAGGAGAAGTTTTAAATGGCAACAATAATTCAGATTAAACGTTCATCTGGAACTACGGCGCCATCAACACTTAAATTAGGTGAATTAGCCTATACTTATGGTACAGGTACACAAGGTAATAATGGAGATAGACTCTTTGTAGGAGAGGGTGGAGTTGATGGAAATGGTGACGCTAATAACGTAACCGTAATAGGTGGACAATATTTTACAGACAAATTAGACCATGTAGATGGTACTTTAACGGCAAGTTCAGCAATACTTGTTGATTCAAACAAAGCAATTGATGAATTGCTTGTAGGAAATTCATCAACTATCGGTGGCACAATTAAATTTAATGAAGGTACTAATAACGGTACTAACTTTATAGGATTAAAATCACCAAACAGTGTAAGTTCAACAGTTACTTTCACGTTGCCAGGAAGTGACGGATCAAACGGTCAAGTTCTTCAAACAGATGGATCAGGAAACTTAACATTTGGTGACGCTGCTTCTACTTTAACTTTAGTAGATGATAGTTCAACTTCAGTATCAATTAGTTTAACAACTGATACACTTTCACTTTTAGGTGGTACTGGTATTAGTTCAACAGCATCAGGCGATACAGTTACTTTTGCGATTGATAATACTGTTGCGACACTAACAGGTACTCAAACACTTACAAATAAAACAATTGATAGTGCTTCAAATACAATCACAGTTGATTTATCTGAGGCTACCGTAACAGGTACTACAGCAGAATTTAATAGTGCGTTAAGTGATGGTTCATTTGCTACATTAGCAGGAACTGAAACACTTACAAACAAAACTATTGATACTGCTAATAATACTATTACAATTGTAGAGGCTGACATTTCTGACTTAGGTTCTTATATTACTGCTTCAAGTACAGATACTCTAACAAATAAAACGTTTGATGCTAATGGTACAGGTAACTCAATATCAAATATTGAAGTTGCTGATTTAGCGTCAGGTGTATTAGATACAGATTTGAGTTCTGTATCAGCAAGTGATGATACACTTGCTTCTGCTAAAGCAATTAAAACTTATGTTGATGCTCAAGTTACAGCACAAGACTTAGACTTTCAAGCTGATACAGGCGGTGCTCTTGCCATTGATTTAGATAGTGAAACATTAACATTTACTGGCGGTACTGGTATTGATACATCAGGTTCAGGCAATGCTGTTACATTTGCTATTGACAGTTCAGTAACAACAAATACAGGAACTCAAACATTAACAAATAAAACAATTAGTGGTTCTTCAAACACATTATCAAACATTGGTAACTCATCATTAACCAATTCTACAATTACTGTTGCTGGTGATAGTGGTTCAAATGCTGTTGATTTGGGTGACACATTAACTATACAAGGTACATCAAACGAAATTGAAACATCTGTTTCTGGTGATACTGTCACAATAGGTTTACCAGATGATGTAACTATAGGTCAAAACTTAACAGTTACAGGAAACTTAACAGTTAATGGTGCTACAACAACTATTTCAACAACTAACACAGTAGCTTCAGACACACTCTTTGAATTAGGTAACGGTACGACTGGTTCTCCTGCCAACGATACTGGTATCGTAATGGAAAGAGGTGATGCTGATAACGCATTTATCGGATTTGATGAAAGTGCTGATAAGTTTATCGTTGGAACAGGAACGTTCACTGGTGCTTCAACAGGTAACTTATCAATCACTACTGGTACTTTAGTTGCGAATTTAGAAGCCACAACTGCTACATTGGGTGGAAGTGATGTACTATCAACAGATAATACAAAAACTTTAACCAATAAAACAATTGATGCTTCTAGTAACACATTATCAAACATTGGTAATTCTTCATTATCCAATAGTACAATTACAATTACAGGAAGTGACGCTTCTTCAGATGCCGTTGCTCTTGGTGAAACATTAACTATTGTAAATGGTGAAGGTATTGTCACAGCGATTGCTTCAAATTCATTGACAATCACTGGAGAAGACGCAACAGCATCAAACAAGGGTATTGCTTCATTTAGTTCTGATAACTTTACAGTATCAAGTGGAGCTGTTACAGTTACAACTATCGACGGCGGAACATTTTAATTAGTCGTCAGGAGTTTAGATTATGGCGACGGTTATAAAACTCAAACGAGGGACGTCAACACCTACAACAGGCAATTTATCGTCTGGTGAGGTAGGTGTTGATACATCTGCTCAAAAGTTTTACATCAACGACAGTGGCTCGATTAAAGCCATTGGCGTTGGAAATGATGCTACGGCCTCTATTAAAGGTATTGCGTCATTTGATTCAGGTGATTTTTCTGTATCCTCTGGAGCCGTTTCTTTAGCCAGTAATATTTCTGGCTTATCTAGTCTATCTTCTACAAGTATAACTGTTGGTTCAAGTGGAATTACGTTTGATGATGGTTCCACCCAAACATCAGCAGGAGCTAGCACAGCATTTGCTATTGCTCAAGCGATTGCTTTAGGATAGTATAAATATGGTAAAAAGGTAATTTATGGCAAATCCAAGTACAAGAGAAACATTAAAACAATATGCTCTAAGAACATTAGGTAAGCCTGTTATTGAAATTAATGTGGACGATGACCAACTTGAAGACAGAATAGATGAAGCGTTACAATATTTTGCTCAATATCACTACGACGGTATCGTAAGAACATATTTAAAATATAAACTAACGGCTGCCGATAAAACTCGTTTATCGGCTATTAATCCTTCGAGTGAAACAGCAACTCAAAGTGGTGTATCCACCACTTGGTATGAAGATAACAATTATCTTGTAACTCCAAGTTCCGTTATTTCTGTTATCAATATCTTTCCATTTTCAGATAAAGGTAATTTAAACTTATTTGATGTAAGGTATCAATTAAGATTAAATGACCTTTATGATTTTTCTTCTACTTCAGTTATCAATTATGACGTTGTATTAAGACACTTAGATTTTTTAGATCATATATTAGTTGGTGAAAAGCCATTGAGATTTAATCAACATCAAAATCGCTTGTATATTGATATGGATTGGACTAACGATTTAGATACAAACGAATACTTAGTAATAGAATGTTACCGTAAACTAGATCCTGCTTCATACACAGATGTATGGAATGACATTTACTTAAAAAGATATACGACTGCCTTATTTAAAAAACAATGGGGTGCCAACTTATCAAAATTTAATGGTGTCACTATGATCGGTGGTGTTTCATTAAATGGTCAACAAATTTATAGTGAGGCTCTTGCTGATATAGAAAAATTAGAACAAGAGATACGAAGTTCATACGAATTAAATCCAGCTATGATGATAGGATAATGTTATGTCGGTTAACCACTATTTTCAAAATGGAAACGGCATTGGCAATCAATCTGAAAAAAGGCTACACGAAGACTTAATAATTGAAGGTTTAAAGATATACGGTTTTGATGTATATTATCTTCCGAGAACGCTGGTCAATAGAGATTTAATACTTGGTGAAGATACATTAAGTAAGTTTGATGATTCATATTTGATAGAAGCCTATATGGAAACCACTGAAGGCTTTGCTGGTCAACAGGAACTCATTAATAAATTCGGTTTAGAAATACGAGAAGATACTACATTTACAATAGCAAAAAGAAGATGGCAAGATGCTGTAGATAGTCAACATACTTTAATTGTTGATGGTCGACCTAACGAGGGGGACATTATCTATATGCCATTGATGAATAGTTTTTTTGAAATTCAATTTGTTGAAGATCAGGAGCCATTCTTTCAACTCGGTAACTTACCAGTTTATAAACTTAGAGTTACACGTTGGGAATATAGTTCAGAAAGAATTGATACAGGTATTACAGAAATTGATAGTGCGGAAGATCAATATACATTAGATCAATTAGCACATCAAGTATCTTTAGAAAATGAAACTGGTTCTCTTGTTTTAGAAAATGATAGTGCCAGTGGTGAAACAAACTATATGTTATTAGAAACGTACAATATACAAACACAGGCCAATACGTATGCCGACAATTTGGATTTAGATACGGAAGCTGGTTTTGATACAGCAAGTGCTGCCGATGATATATTAGACTTTGAGGAAAATAATCCTTTTGGTGATCCTAACGATGGAATATTTTAATGTATAACATATATAAAATAACAAATAAAATTAATAACAAATTTTATGTAGGAGTAACTAAATCTAAATATAGATTTTCTTCACATATTAGTATTGCTATGAACACTAATC